CACCTAAATCCAAAGTATCTGCAAATTCATAAGTTCCTGTTTGATTCGCTGCTGGATCTGTTAGCTGTAAAGCTCCTCCTGTAAAAGTCACATTTGTTTTACTTCCGCTAAACGGTGTCCCTAATAAATCTTCTCTCTTAGTTAAAACTGCTAACTCTTGACCTACATCTGGAAGATCAATAATGATGCTTGTTTCCCCTGATGAAAAACGTCCTCCATCATCTTGAAATTTTAAAATGTACTCACCCTCTAAAGCTGGCACAGTCGCTTCTGAAGTGTTTCCTGCTAGTGCATTTACGAGGTCAACTGAACCAGCAAAAGTACCAGACCCATCAGTTTTATTAGAGTGCCTCACATAAACTCTTCCTCCATGTAAAACATCAGCATCAGTTGATTTATCCCATCTAAGTCTTAGTAAATTATTTCCAATTGGTTCTGCTGTTAAATTTTGAACATTAGCTGGCAACTCTGTTTTACCTTGTGCGTTAAAGGTTGCATCCAGAGATGTAGGAGAAGTTTCTAATAAAGCATTAAAAGAAAATATTTGAAATTCATACGCTCCAGCTTGACTGTTATCTATTTGAATATCAGGTCTAAATACAACTGAACTTTCGTAATTTCCATTCCTATGTCTGTATTGAACTAAGTATTGGGTAACACCAACAACAGGAACCCAAGTTACAAATAATCTTGAGATTGCGACACCATTTCTTACAACAGTTTTTTCTTCAAAAGTAATAGACGTTGGTGGAACTGCTGGTGCATTTAATATTGAAATATTTCTTGCAGCCAAAGCTAAACCATCTTCAATATTGGCGTATTTATTTGGTTTGTAAGATAACGCTGTAATTTTATAATTAATCCCATCAACTTCTTCAACTGTTACGACTCTGAATTTTTGAGCTTCAATTGTATCGCTAGTTAAAAACCAGATTGAATTAACATTAGGAACTTCAGATAAAGCGGAATCTAAATTAATCACACCGCTAGTAACACTTAAAACATTCTTTGTTTCAACAGAATTGTCAGGCATCTGAACACTGCATTTTTGATTTGCTCCTGTAAATGTTGATATATCTTGTAAATCATCAACAGTAATTGCAGTTGTAGTTGCAGTATTTATACGACCAGATCGCCTTGCACCACTACGTACTGGATCGTTTATGTCTATTACTGATCCTGGCCTAATTGACACTCCGACATCTACAGATGTAGTAAAAGCAACAATTTCTGACTCGTTCTGTTCGGCAAAAAGTATTGCTTTTCCCATCCTTTGTGCTTGTCCCCTACTCGTGCAAGCAAAAGCTCGAACATCTTTTTTGACAACGCCCAGTTTGGCCTTGGCAACACTATCTTCTACGACTTCATAATCTATTTCTCTTGAATCCATATTGTAATAACTAACAGCTACTACAGAATGTCTTGTCTTTAATGACGAGCCACTATAAGAAAATCCTTCCTCAGTAATATTTGCAAGACTAAATAAAAAACTTGCATCAGTAGGTTTATCTTGTGCGAGAGAAATCTGCCCTGCGCTCCAAATGGGCATACAACGCATTACTCCACATAATTGTTCAATAAGAGTGAAAGCTTCTCCTGCTGATAAAATATTTACATTACAACTAAATCTTGCTTCTGTTCCTCCAAAACCATCATCAACTAACTCATTTGCAAATTTAGAAGCATTAACGAAACTAAATAAATCTAAATTACTATCACTTACATGATCTCCTAATCCATATCTTGTCGTCGTAAGTATGTCTAATAAAATCATCGCAGGACATGAACACCACTGTGCTGCACCCATAGTCCCATTAAATATATAACCACTTGGATATACAATCCTTCCTGTATTACTATCAACAGTTGGCGTTCCAGAAGCCGATGCCCCTGCACCTGGAATCCTTATCTTTAAACCTCTAATTCTATGTTTTCTTTGTGGAATATTACTGACTACTTTACTATCAAGAGTGATAGCAGCATAAGCACTATCAGCATAAGTTTGATGATCATCGACTAGCTCTTGCATCCCTGAGACAAGAAAAGCATTAACCAAAGATCCGTCAGTACTATCAGCAGTTACACGAACTACTTTCACATCAACAGGGAAAGCTCCATCTAGCGTTACTCTGTAATCCTTTGTATAAGCATCACCTGTACGACCTGTAACTGTATCTGTAATAACGTCTGAGAAACCACCTGAATTATATTGAACTTGTATTTTTAATTGAACACTACTTCCTAATAGATCACCATCTTCTGTTGATTCTTGTATTGCTGGAAAAGTAACTGTAACTCGAACAGCATCAACAGTTGTTGTAGTGATCTGTTGAGTAACACCACCATTAGCAACAGTACACGATCTAGGAAAGCCCGCAATCGGATTAGATAACTGTTGTATCCCTGGTATATGTACTTGATTAGACGTTCCAAAACGAGGAATGAAAGTTATATTTTGATAGTTATAATCTGTTGCTTGAGGATTAGCAGAATCAGCACCTGATTGAAGGATTGGAGTGTTATCTAAAAAAATATCTTTTAAACAAGCAGTATTATAAGTCATTGAACCTTTTGTTGCTCCTTCTTTGGAAGCTGTGGCCCATCCTTCAATTTCACCTTCACTAATTAAATCTTGAATCGTTACAAACGATCTGCTGTTTAAAGTATCAGGCGCACGAGTTGGCTTTGGTGGTTGTTTTCCACCGCCACCAGATCCTCTTATTGTGTTAGTCATCCTCTAACCTGATCAGTTGTTACATCCATACTAATCACTGTTGAACCTGTAAAAATTTCTCCATAGACAACTGGGAGTGTTGTTCCTGCTCGTGAAGTATTAGGCGTTCCACCGAAGTTGAATGAGATACGTGGATCTTGATCATTCTCAAATTTAGGAGGCTCAGGCATAGGCCATAACATTTCTGCTACACCAGACAAAGCCAAACCTATACCAATATTTCCAGCTATCGCACCTATAGCGACTTTCCCTCCAAGCATTGTAAGTCCACCAGTAAAACCAGTACCACCCAAAGAAAGAGCAGTTGCTCCCAGTCCACCTGTCGCAATAGCAAATCCAATCAAAGCTGCTCCAATCAAGAATCTCCCAACTCCTCCTCCAGCTCCAGCAATAACAGGAACAATTTTTATTTCTTCTGCAACTGGATAATGAATCTCTTCTTCTCCTATCTCATTACCGTCTGTTAAAACTTGATAATATCTTTCATTCATGTGACCCTCTAATTGAGGCCAATTCATTAATAAAAATCTTATACAATCACCCACACTATTTACATGAGCATCTAATTCACTATGTCCTGTGATCTCTTTCAGATCACCATATAATTTAATTGTCTTGAGCATAGCGATACCTCCCTCCCGTACATTTTAACAACCATTCTGAATATGGTTCCTGACAACTTAAACGATCTGCTAAATGATGTAAAACTTCCCCATCTAAAAAAATTGCAGCATGGTTTAAACCCTTACCCATGATTGACATTAATAAAACATCCCCGTTCTCTAATTTTTCATCTGGTTTTAACAAATAAAAACCTGCTGCTTTCGTACACTCTTCAAATATAGGATTCTCTAAAAATTCTTCAGGTGTTATTGGTCGTTCCCAGTCACGTAACGTAATTCCTAACTCTTCTTCATAAAAATCTCTAACTAGGCTCCAACAATCAGTAACGCCCCAACACCATGATCTTCCCTTTAACGGTGGCTTGTATCCTGTTGGTTCGTAATATCCCCATTGTTCTGTTTTAGGGTTAATAATATGCCAAGGTAAACTACCTGCTTCACAACTAACTCTATCCGCTTCACTAGCAACTGCTGGAGTTGTTGGATGTGAATGGATCACACTAACTATTTGGCCTAAATCCTCTGCTTTTACATAATCTTCAGGATCTAAAATAAAACATTGTTGAGAATAAATGGATGAATCACTAACTAAATTACGACAAGGATAATAAACATTTTTACCTTTAATATTTAACAACAATCCAACAGATTCTTTTGGATCTTCTTCTTTAGCGTGTTGTAACGCTTTAACTCTCCAACCCATTATATAAATGTACCAATAGAAGGGAAAAGATCTCTAGTGCATTGACGTTTTGGTAATCTCATTCCTGCTAAATCAGTAATACTTGCTAGTTCAAAAGTAACAATATCTCTAGTCTCAGCTACTTTTCTGTCTATATAATACACTTCCCTTGGAAATTCATTATTAGCAGGAGTCCCAGGGCTAACAGATTCTTGTGCAAATAAATCACTATCTTCTAAACCAATAAAACCTGAATCATCTTCTTGATCAAATAAACCAAAAGATGCAAAGTTTTCTACATCTAAAAATTTAGCTAATGTTCTAATTCTTGTTACTTTTGCACCTGTTAAATCATTACCAGCAGTTATTAAATTAACCTCTAACATTACAGCACTAATTAAAGACAATGCGTTACTAATTGTTATTTGTGGTCTAGGGAGTTGACCTTTTTGAAAAGCAAAACCACTGGCCTCTACTGGGTAACGAAGATATTCATTTAATTGCCAAATAACTTTACCGTTTAAATCTAAATTACTTCCTGCATGAAAACGATATGTCATGGTAGTTTGCGTACCATGTAATGTCGAGTCTAGTTCAAGTTCAAATAATTCAATAATTGCAGAAGGATTTGTCTTCTGTAGATCACTAATAATTGGATCTAAACTCATGGCTCAAATACTTCCCTAAATGTTGCTGTAATAATTGCTCTATCTAAATATGGAATTGATTTATTCCATGAATCACAAACGTATTTAGAAGAAGACTCTTCACCATGAGGAGTCCAATCAAAACTTGCTTGATCTAAAGCTCTTGCATCTAAAAATGTTTCTATAGTGTCTGAATCTGTTTCAGTGACATCAAATTTTAAAGAATAAACTTTTGGATTTGTATGTGCATCTAAGCCAAAAAGAATACGGTGTTCGTATCCATCAGCAAAACGAACAACACGATTAGTAGGTTTTGATCTCTTTTGAAATCCGTAAACTGGATCAATAGAAGGAAAAGTTGCCATTATGCTAGAAGTCCTCCAGGTCTTTGCTGATTAATAATTTCAGCTTGAATTGCTGCACCCAACATAAGTCCTAACTCTTCAGCTTGCCCTGCGTCACCTTCAACAGAGGAACCAGAAGCATCTACATTGACGACAATATTACCAACACCTGCACCAGAAGCTTCAACACCTAAACGACCATCTTTCCCTCTCCGCAGGGGCATTACTGCTTCTTCACCTGCCTCCCCCATCAGGCCAACTCCCTTGGAAAATGGGAATAGTGTGGGTCTATCGACTACGCCACCTTTTGCGAAAGGTACAATTCCGTTTTTCCCAACCACTAATCCATTAGCTCCTTTTGGCAACGTCGGAGAATTTAAAGCAGAACCAGGGCCAAGACCTGCCCAAGCCGCATCACCACCAAACAAGCTACCTAAACCAAAACCACTGAACATACTTAGCATCTGACTTCTTATAAATATTCTTGTTAAATCCGCAATGATAGAACGAGCAAAATCAGCAAAATTCATTTTTCCTGTCATTACAAAATTAACCAACGCATCTTCCATCCCTTTGAAAGCATTTTGTACCGTATCTTGTATTTGTTGGGAGAAATCACTAATACCCTTCTTGTAAGAATCTACCCCTGCTTTCATATTCTTCCAAATATCAATACTTTTTTTACCTGTATCTTCAATAGAAGATTTAAGTTTTCCCGATGTAATATCTCCTATTAAATCAATTTCTGTAAATAATTTTTCAACTGATGCTGTTGCATCATTGATAACTTTATCTAAAAGAGCATAAGCACCTACCGCAACTGTTCCACCTGCTGCAATCCTTGTCCACAGCCCAGGAGATGATGCCACTGCCGCTAAAGTGGCCTCTATTGCGGCTCTAGCTTTCGTAAGTGCTAATCTTGCTTTGTCTATATCTAAAAGAATTTTTGCACCCTTAATAATCGCAGCTAAAGCCTTTGTAGCAATAATGCCTGTCCAGACAGCAGCATAAGCACTAGCAAGTTTAAGAAGAGTTCTACTATGAGAAATTAATTTAGGAATATTTTCTAAAACGCCCCTAACAGCTTTATCTAACGCTTCAATTCCACGTGTCATAAATTCTTGTATTTGTGCGCCTATTGGTTGAATTAAAGTTCCCATGCTTTCTTTTAACTTACTTAAAGCTGTCTGCATCCTGTCTCCAGCAGCAAAAGTAGACTGAGCAATCATCACTGCTTTTTCGCTATACTTATCAATCAAACTTTCAGAGAAAGCAAGGAAATCAGATAGCGTTACTTTGCCTTGCTCTAATGCTTTATCTAGTTCAGCAGGAGTCTTATCCATCGAAGCAG